TAGGCTCTATCGCCTCCCAGTTAATGGAGGATTATGAAAATGATAAATCTTCCAGGGAAGAGTGGGCGCGAACATACACGCAAGGATTGGATCTTCTTGGATTCAAGTACGAAGACAGGACACGGCCATTTCGTGGCGCAAGCGGTGTCACGCATCCCTTGCTAGGAGAAGCGGTCACACAATTCAGTTCCACGGCTTTCAAGGAACTCATGCCGTCAAGCGGCCCCGTTCGCACGCGCGTCGTGGGTGAAGAAACACCTGAAATTTATCAGCAAGCGCAGCGCGTGAAGGAATTCATGAACTACCAGATTACAACCGTGATGGAGGAGTACACTCCTGAACTGGATCAGATGCTTTTTTATTTGCCGCTTTCAGGATCGACATTTAAAAAAGTTTACTATGACGCGCAGCTATGCCGCGCCGTATCCAAGTTTGTTCATGCGGAGGATCTCGTGGTGCCCTACACCGCGACTGATCTGGATTCATGCGAACGCATCACCCATGTGGTGAAACAGTCAGAGAATGACATTCGCAAGAAGCAAGTCAATGGTTTTTATTTGGACATAGATCTTAATCCCGCACCTACTCAGTCTCCCACTTATAATGCCGCCGATATTAAATCAAAAATTGACCGCATAGATGGCATTCAGCAGACGGGGGAGTCGCTGATGATCACCCTTTTGGAATTTCACGTGGATTTGGATCTTCTGGGATATGAGGACAAGCAGGACGGAAAAGAGACAGGAATTAAACTTCCCTATATCGTAACACTCGATGAGCAGTCTGCTCAAGTATTAGGAATAAGGAGAAATTATGACGAAGGGGATGAAAAGTATCGTAAGAAACAATATTTTGTTCATTTCAAGTTTCTTCCTGGTCTTGGATTTTATGGCTTTGGATTAATTCATTTAATCGGAGGCTTGTCACGTACGGCCACTTTGGCGTTGCGTCAATTAATTGATGCGGGGACGTTATCCAATCTTCCCGCGGGTTTCAAGACACGAGGATTGCGCATTGCGGATACGGATGAACCGCTTCAACCAGGAGAATTCAGGGACGTGGACGCACCGAGCGGTGAAATCAGACAAGGCTTGCTGCCTTTACCTTACAAGGAACCATCACAAACATTATTTGCTCTTCTAGGATTTGTGGTGGAGGCGGGACAGCGTTTCGCGCAGATCGCGGACATGCAAGTAGGCGACGCCAATCAAGGCGCGCCTGTTGGAACAACGATTGCCTTATTGGAACGCGGTTCACGGATCATGAGTTCCATTCACAAGCGCATGTATTATTCGATGCAGCAGGAATTTAAATTACTGGCCAATGTCATTCAAATGGATCTGCCTCCTGAGTATCCTTACATGGTTGTGGGAGGTAACAGGATGATTAAGCAAGAGGATTTCGATGAACGGGTGGACATTATCCCTGTCGCGGATCCCAATATTTTTTCCATGGCGCAGCGCATTCAACTCGCGCAGACTCAACTACAAATGGCGATGAGCGCCCCTCAACTGCATAATGTTAAAGAGGCGTATGTCCGCATGTACGAGGCGTTGGGCGTGCATGACATTGATAAAATAATGAAAATGGACAAACCTGAACCTATGAGTCCGGCCACGGAGAATCAAAAATTAATTAAAGAGGATGGTATTGAGGCATATGAAGGACAGAACCATGACGCCCACATCCAGGCTCATCTTATTTTTAGTTTATCCCCCATTGTTGAACTCTTGCCGCAAATAGGGGTGGAATTAAGTAAACATATCCTGGAACATGTCACTTTAAAGGCGAAAGAGGCGGTTGCGACGCAAATTGAACAGGCGGAACAGCAAATGGGACAAGTGGCGGAAGGTGAACAGCTAGAAACGATGACGGAATCACAAATTGCCGTATTAGAGGGGCAGTTCCTGGGGGAAGTCAAGCAAATGCAGGCGGAAATGAGCGGAGAGGGGCAGCCTGACCCTGTCATTGAACTTAAAAAGCAGGAATTACAGCAACGCGCCCTTCATGATAAGGAAAGACTGCAATTTGATGCGACTAAACTTGGGTTTGAAGAACAAAAACTGCAGCAAAAAGACACGATTGACAACGCTCGTATTGATTCACAAGAAGATATCGCCCAATTGAGGGCTAATGTAAACTTAAAGAAATTTAACCAACAAGCAAAAGGACCAGGATTTCAATATAAAAAGAATGGTGGCAAGGCATGATAGTCACCGCTCAAGCTATATTTGATTGCCATTTACAAGGATTGCATAATTACGTGAAAGCATCCGTGAAGACAAAAGAGCACTATTTGATCCTAGCGGAGGCGATGTTGGCTGTCTCAAAAGGGATCCTGTCTGAACATTTAGGTGAGGACGATGCTTTACAAATTATGGAGCATGCATTACAAGATACTAAAACAACTTATCATTGAGGAAGGTATGGCAAAGGCTAAATATATAAACGGATCAAAATATCCTAATGCTAAAATGACTGTCTCTAACGAGATGAACCCTTATGCGGGTCCCAATGTAAATAAAACATCCGAAGTCTCAACAGCGCAGGTAGCGATACCTGGACCAAAGGTTGTAGATAATTTAGGTAAGGGACCAAAAGGGCAGCGCAGTAAAATGCAAATTAAGAAGGTTGCTTTTAAGGGCGTCTTTTAGTAGATTAATTTCCACTTTAACAAAGGAGGTTTCAAAATGAAACTTATTAAAGACATTTGGGGCTGGCTCAAAGAGTGGAATGACTGGGGCATGAAAGACTGGATTAAAGCCGGTATTATTGTCGTCGTTGTTCTGTTCATCCTATGGAAAATGTCAGGCGCTGGTGCGTAAATGCTCGGTCTTCTGACAGGACTGTTAGGTGGTAAGGGCGGAGCCCTCAAAACAATTTCTAGCGTTATTGATGATTTACATACTAGTGAGGAAGAGAAATTAGATAAAAAGATTTTAATGCAGCGCATTCAGCAAAAGCTTGCGGAGAAACAGATTGACGTAAATATCAAAGAAGGTTCCCATAAATCGATTTTTGTCGCGGGCTGGCGCCCGATGATCGGCTGGACGGGGGCCTTCGCGCTAATTTTTGAGTTCATCGTCTCCCCGGGAATTGAATGGTATGCAAAGTTCTCAGGGCTTGATATAACGGCACCTGAAATTCAAACTGGCCCCTTGCTCGCAATTGTCACTTCAATGCTCGGCGTCGCCGGGCTCAGAAGTTTCGAAAAAACTAAGGGCTTAACCAAGTAATGCCATTTAAATCGGCTAAACAAAAAAAGTTTTTATTTGCCAATAAACCAAAAATCGCTAAACGGTGGGCGGATAAGTATAACAAAGGCGGTACTGTAGTGAAAGTCAAGCCACGGGGATTTAGTCGCATGCTTCCAAGCAAAAGACCAACTACAAAGATATTCAGGAGTCAAGGAAGATGATGCTCGAAAAGCGGATCATGGATCATGAGGGATTTCGCAAAAAGATCTATGCCGACTCATTAGGAAAAAAGACGATTGGGTATGGCCACCTCATCACGGAAAACGATAATTTTGAAGAAGGAATAGAATACACGAAAGCCGAACTTCTGAATCTTTTTCACAAGGATCTGGAGAAAGCACGAGAAGGTGCCAACCAACTTGTTGGTCACATATCAGAACTGCATATTGAAGCGAAAAATTGCATTATTGAGATGGTGTTTCAATTGGGAACCCAGGGTACTCGAAATTTTAAAAAACTGATTTTGGCCTTGGAGGAAAAAGATTATTTTGAGGCGCACGTCCAGATGCTCGACTCACGCTGGGCGAAACAGACGCCAGGAAGATGTGTCGAACTTTCCGAAATAATGAAAAAGTGCGCATAGAGAATGGAAGTAGTTAAAGTTGTTGAATGGCTCAAGAAAATATTAAAGAGTAGACAAGATAATGTAAATGAAGCTATAACAAGTGATGTAAAGACTTTAGAAGACTACAAGTATCTTCTGGGGAAATTACACGCATATAAGGAAATAAGACAGGAACTCACGGACCTGCTAAAAAAACAGGAGCAACTTGATGAATAAATTAATTGTACCAAAACATGTATGGGATGGTAAGAAAAAAGAAAAACAAAAACACGAAGTTGAAAAAGTACCTACTCCCACAGGGTTTAGGATAGTTTTATTTCCCCTTAAACTTGATTCAAAATCCTCGGCAGGAATTCATTTTACCGATGACACCATTGAACAAGCTCAAATTACCACGAATATTTGTAAAGTCCTGAAATTAGGGATCGATGCCTATAAGGATAAGACCCGATTTCCTAATGGTGCGTGGTGCGAGGAAGGCGATTGGGTTTTAATTACCAAGTATGCAGGATCCCGCATTCGCATAGAGGGCGGAGAATTACGGATCATCAATGATGATGAAATACTGGCAGTTCTTGATGATCCACGAGATATTTTGCCAGCGAACATTTTATAACATGGAGGGACCATGCCGACAGAACTATTGACTAAAACGGACCAGGAAAAAATGGTGCCAATTGACACATCAGGTGAATCTGTGGACGTTGAATTAAAAGAAGATGAAAAAGGAAATAATGAAGATAATGTAGTAGTCACGGAGGAAAAAGTCGAGGAGGAAAAAGACTCTTCCCCACACAGCGAAGAAGAGCAGTATTCTCAAACCGTTAAAAAACGCATTGATAAAATGACTTTTAAAATTAGAGAGGCTGAACGGCAGCGTGAAGAAGCGTTAAAATATGCCGAGTCTGTGAAAAAAGAGAGAGATGAATTAAAAACTAAAGTTACCAAAGTTGATGAAGGATATCTGGATGAATATAAGAAACGTGTCAGTTCAGAACTGGATAAAGCCAACCAACTTTTAGGGAATGCGATTACAAAAGGTGATGTAAAAGCGCAAGTAGAGGCTAATAAAGCCATTGCAAGATTGGCGATTGAGGAAGAAAGGGCTAATTCTTCTACTCTACAACGAGAAAAAATAAAAGAAAATCTAGAGAAACAAGCTAAAGTAGAGCCACAAGCCCCTCAACCTTTACCACAACCTGATCCCAAAGCGGAAGCCTGGGCAGAAAAAAATGAATGGTTCGGTAAAAATGAGGGAATGACGTATACGGCACTGTCGATCCATAAAAGACTGATTAATGAAGAAGGATTTGACGGGAAGAGTGATGCATACTATAAAGAACTTGACAAACAAGTACGAAAAGAGTTTCCTCATAAGTTTGAGGACAAGAACAAAGACAATCGTGTAGTCCAGACGGTTGTTTCTGCTAATAGATCGACAAAACGTGGACGCCGCACTGTGAGACTCACACCTTCACAAGTAGCTATCGCAAAAAAACTTGGTGTGCCCTTGGAAGAATACGCAAAAGAAGTAATATCTTTAAACGTGAAGGAGGCGTAATATGACTGAAAAGACAAAAATAAAACCCTCACGCAAAGCTGAAACCCGTGAAACGGGTGCTCGTAAAAGAGGATGGGTTCCTCCATCCAACTTAGAGGCACCGGAACCACCTGAAGGCTTTCATCATCGATGGATACGATTCGAGTATCGAGGTACCCAGGACGAAAAAAACGTCATGGGACGCATACGAAGTGGATATGAACCAGTGAAAGCTAGTGAATACCCAGATCGATTGGATCTACCGGCGGTTGCCGAGGGTAAATATAAAGGTGTTATAGGAGTTGGAGGATTGATCTTGATGAGATGTCCGATCGAAGTAAAAGAAGACAGAGACACTTATTTTAAGAGTCTTACTGCCGATCAGCAAGCATCCATTGAGAATGATTTAATGAAAGACGAGCATCCAGCGATGCCAATCTCAAAAGAACGGCAAAGCAGAGTAACTTTTGGTGGAGGTGCCAAGTCCAAATAAGTTGGAAAGGCGTCACCAAACATTATTAAAAGGATGTCAATATGGCAAACATTGATGCGGCCTTCGGGCTGATACCAGTTGCGTGTCAGGGACAAACGGATAATAATGGTGGCCAATCACAGTACCCGATCGGAGACACTCAAAGCACAGCGATCTTTACAGGGGACCCCGTTAAATATAAAAGTGACGGAACCATTGAAGTAGCTGCGGCGACGAACCCCCTATTGGGCGTGTTTGGAGGCTGTTTTTATACGGACCCAACAACAAGCAAACCAACCT